TCTTGAGGTCTGAATCCCATTTAATGTAAAAATCCTTAGAGTCTACGGTTTCGTTACCCTTTACCTTGAGCATGGCGCACTGCCAAGGCAGGTTGTGATTAAAATTGAGGCATAGATTGAGGGTTTCAAAGTCTATGAAGCAAAAGGTCTTCTTCTTGTCGAATCTAAGCAGATGGTCGTCCATAATTAATTAATAGCCTCCCAACAGAACTCATTGCTGCTCAGGTGATCCATATTGGGCTTTTCAAGAGTAGTTCTATTATTAATGCATTTAAATGTCATGTAGGCTAAGAAGTCCTTCTTTAGCTTATAGTAGATGCTCTTGGTGTGAATCATTTCAAATTTGCCAGAGCAATACTCATTGACTCTATTTTCTATCAAAAAGTCGAAAGGTAAATTGTTGTCTTCTATCGTGAACGTGGGTTTGCAAAACCCGAAATCTGGAATGCAGCTTTTTCCATTAAGGCAATTCTTATGAAGAAATGAGTCGTAGAATGGGATGACCAGACTTAAGTCATTATCGTTCCAGATATTCTTTAAGAATTTAAAGTCAATGCAGGGTTCGTAGTAAAATCCGTCTTTTGCGGCGGTTGAGTAAATCCTCATCAACTTATTAATGCCCTCTTTGTTTTTGGCAATGATAACGATTTTAGATCTTTTATTTAAAGCCTCTTCGGACTTCTCAAGCATATTGTCGGTAGCCGTAAGCCTTATTCCGAAAATCAATTGTAGTTTATTGTCTTTCGCAATCGTGTGGGCTTGTAAGAAACCTGAGAATGAATCTTCAATAAGGAAGAACTTCTTCTGATCGCTCTCTTTGAGAATATCGAAGATCGAGTCTGATAGATGTGGCTTAGACTCGCCCGGTTTCTCAAGGGTCAGAATCGACCGACCAATTGAGTAGTGGCTTTTCCAGAAGCCTATTGTCTCTTTCATGTGTGAATTTTACTCCTATTTTAAAAATCGTCAAATGAAAAATTGTCTGTTTTTGCTTTAGTCCTTGAGTGGGCTGGACATCCAGCATAAGCTCTCTTCTCGACCTTCTGCTTATCTTCGACTTTTAAATCGTCTTTAAAGGAGGAGCTTAGAATCTTACCAGTCTCATCTAGGAGAACAAAATACTCAAAAGGATCAAGATAGGGACATCTCCAAGTCTTTCCAGCTTTGCATAGCCATTTGCTGCCTTCATTATCTGCGGCATAATTAGACTGTGCATCCTTTTCAGTGAAGTTGTTAGCTTTTTCATAAACGTATCCTAGGTAATGTTCAAATCCAGCGAGTTGTTCTTTTGGAATTTCTATTTGTTGAATGGGCTGCTTTGGAAATCTTAGGAAGATGAATTCAGCAATGACTTTTTTCGCTTTAGGAAACAGATTCTTGAAAGACGCCAAACTATAGGTCATGGCTTGTACGTTTGCCGTTAATTCATCTCCCTTAAACTTAGCTTTGCTAGACTTATAATCTACGATTTTTACTGTGTCACTATCTTTATAGTAAACATTTTTGTCAATGAAGCCCCTTACCTTGTACTTGGGGTTCTCGCTTTGGATTAGGAATTCCTGTTCCGCTGCGCCGAGCTTGCCTTTCCCACCAAAAAAATCCTGATTGAGCCCGACTAGGATCATATCGCCAATCATCTTCCTATCTTCTTCGTTTAGTTTGTCTTTTTTAACGTGCTTGTCAACCAGCCGAGTGATGGCGGGGCTTGCTTCTATATTGCCGCTTTTCATTATTGACTTAAAATGCTTTTTGTGTTTTGAGCTCAAAAGCAGTTCAAACACTAGATGGCAGATTGTCCCGCGCATGGCTCCTGAGTTGTTCTTCTGCGGGAGCTTGAGGTGGTAATTTGCCCAATAGGTCCAAGAGCAAGTTTCAAGAGTCTTAATCCTTGAAGCTGAAAGAGTTATATCTTGTTTTTCCATTGAATTATTTCTTGTTTAGTCATCTCACCGAAGTCTTTTTTTGAGGGTAGCTTTACTGTTATTTGTTTGGAATCAAAATAGTTAATCAGTTTTTTGTAAGCCTCTTTAGCAGCTTCGTTTCCGGCGTCGTTTTTATCTGAGTCGTTATTAAAAGAAATGATGATCTTATCAATGTCTACTTTCAATAAGTAACTAATAACCTTTGACGACAAATCCAAACCAAAAGTCACAATTACGTTTTTAACTCCGGCATCCCATAGAGACAGCATATCTCCGATACTCTCCACTAGGTATACGTGTTTCTCTTCTTTGATAATGTTTTTATTTATCACCAATGGATAGCACCAATTAATCTTTCTTCCGAGGAGTTTCCATTTTGGTCTGCCTTCTAAATTGTTTATTGTGTCCCTGCCAGCAAAGCCGACGATTTCTTCTTTTGAATCAAAAATTGGAAATACGTATCTAGCTGCCATTTTTCCAGTTTTAACATATCCTCCTCTAAAGACGTTGAGTGTCTCTAGCGAAACTCCTCTGTTAATCCAGTATTCATGCTCTGGAAGAAGCTTGGTTAGGTATTCCTTTGGATAAGTCTTGGGTTCCTCAATGACGGGCTTAATCTCTTCGGGTGAATTGATTGTTATAGACTTCTTGGTAAGCCAGTCCTTAACCTCGTTTGAGTTACTTAGCTTGAGCGTTATCTTAACTAAGTCCTCAAGTGACCCGCCGACTCTCTCCTTGAAGTCGTACCATCTTCCTGTATTTTTTTCTATAGAAAGAACATCAGCACTATCCGAGTCTCTGTAGATAGGCCTAGACCTGTAATTGGTACCCTTATCTATAAGGACGTACCCCATCTCATGCAATACGCTTTTGACAGATTCCATGTTAGAGGAGTTCTCCGTCATTTTGTTGCGGGTCGTTTAATCTGACTTGAGCGTTCTGCCTCTCTATCGAATGAGCAAGTGAGCCTCGTTCTTCCACTCTGAAATTTTGGACTTCAAAGTTTAAATAGTTTCTTTCTAGCTTTTCGGTTCCGTCCGGCATCCTCCTTCTTATCAAGTCTTGATGCCCAACGGCTTCTGCGCCCTGAAACCTAGTTTTGAGGGCGATTAATTTATGTGTTCCGGAGTCTTGAGTATCTAAGGCGACTTCGTCCGTAGTCTTTCTTCTAAAAATAGCCATGAAAGAAGTGAACCACAAAAGCCTATCGGTGATCGAAATAGCGGAGGAGTCGTCAGTTACGTTTGCTGCTTTTCTATTGAAGTTTTCTCCAGTTCTGTTAAGTTGAATGGCTGTTATGATCGGGGAGTTGAGTTCTTCGGCAAGCTTTTTAATCTTATCGACTTTATCTCCGATAGCCTGATGCTCTGCCCAGTTCTGACCAATCCTCTCTCCAGTCAGCTTGATGTAGTCGTAAACTATAATGCAAGGGTTGCCTCGTCCGACATTGGCAAGGTGCCAGCGTCTTGTTAGAGAGCATATTTCATCAATGTTTTTATTGCCCACATGTAAGTGGTCGTACTGCATCTTTTTCATGCTTGCGTATGAATCCCTAACTTTCTTTACGTAAGCCTCGACCTTTCTCCATTTGCCAGTCTCCAAGAAGTGAAGGGGCACGCCTGAGATTGAAGAAGCCATTCGGAACTGCATTTCTTCTCTGCTCATTTCAGTATCTAAGATTAACGCTTTTAAGCCGTTCTTAGCTGCTGTTTTCATAGCTAGGTCGTTTAGCCAAGTCGTTTTTCCCTCGCCGGGTCTGGAGGCGATAGCGTAAAGGTTTTTAGGTCGCAAGCCGCCGTAGAGCCTGTTGAATTCTGAGTAAGGAGTAAGGAAGCCTTGGTCTTCGTTGGGGTTTTCTCCCCTTTCCTCGATAAGCACATCTAGCTGTTCAAAAAGATTTTGGGGCTGTTCGTGAACTGAATACGAATTTATCTTCTCTCCAAACACCTTGTCCACGCTGGATAGGACTTCTTGAATTGGCAATTCTCCCGTATCATTAATTACAGCTTTAATTTTTTCCGCCGTAAGAACTAAGTCTCTCCTAATTCTGAATGAGACTAGCTGCTGGGCTGCTTCAATAACCGCCTCTTTAGTGATCTGAGTAAAAGAAATACTATCAATGTAATCATAGATATTAATGTCATCCTTAAAGGTAACCCCAAGCGACTTGATCTTCTCGGCAAGGATTACTTTATCAACGCTTTCGTTTTTATTTAGCTTCTCGCGCAGGCACAGGAAGAGGGTGGAGTGAACGTTGTTGTAAAAATCCTTCTCAGAAATGAACCGTTCTACATCCGCAAATACATTGGGGTGTTTAATCAAACCGCCTAAGACATGCTTCTCAAGGCGGAGAGAAAATAATTCTGTCATGTCTTATTTTAACCTGTCTTTGCTTTTTAGCAAGAAAAAACTACTCCTCCTCGGCTGGGGGCTTACCCCTTCTTCTTGAGGCTTTCTTCATATTTATAAAAAGCTCATCTATCTCGTAAGCTTCTAGCGTTTTAGCCCACGTCATAAGATATTTTTCCATAGCTGACAAGGCAAGTTTGTCATCAAAGCTCCCAAAGGTCTGAACGTCTCCGTCTTCGTCAAAATTAAATAAAAGAAAACCCCCATAGGAGCATTCGTTTATTTTTTCCAGTATTTCTGGAGGGAATTTAAATTTTTTTTGCTTTGCCATTGCCATAATTTACACTTTTAAAGAGTTATATTGAACTTTTTAATAAAAAACTCTTCGTTTAAATCTTTAACTTCGTCTTCTTCTATCTCTATGACGAGGAACCCATTCTTCTCAAGCCATTCTCTCTTGACCATGTCTCTTTTAATTGATTCCAAAAACTTAACTCTAGAATTAGCATGAAAGAACTTATTAAATTTATCGTGCTGTTTGCCATTTACTTCTACGGCTATTTTTCTAGAGACGTTTAAAATGTCTACTTTCATCAAGCTGCCGTATACGGGAAACTCCTCGTATACGATGCTGGCTCTCCAATGGGGCTTTAAGAACTGCTT